CGCGTGCTCCCTTTCTTCGGCGGATTGAGCGCTTCGGCTAAATCCGCTTTCGCATGGTGAATGCGGGCTTTCGCCTGCAACGTGTTCGCCACCTTGCGGTGGTCGTCCGCAGACATAGCAGCTTTTGACTTGCTATGTCCGCCATTCGCTGTCGATTTCTTCGCCATGTGTCCTCCAAGTTACACGCGGATACGGAAGCCGGCGCCGGAGAACGAGCCTTCGCTACCGCCAAGAGCCCCGGCATTCTTGGTATACTTGCTGCTGTTGAACTCCTTATTCGCGGGGTCCATGCCGGCGTAAATGCTGTGGAGCTGCCGGCGCTGGCGCTTGATAATTTCCCGGCTCACGGCTCGCGGGCGCGCCATCAAAAGGGGTGCGTACGGTTTGCCGTTCTTGTCCGAGCCGGCAATCAGCCCGTTGAACGCTTCGACAAGTTCCGGAAGGTCAACTTCACGGTATCCCTTGTTGTGCGCCTGGGCGCGCTCGGACGGGATATCGTTGATAATTCGGAACTCAAATTCCGGGTACTTCTGTACGTCGGGAATGTACAGTTTCAGCGGCCTGTCGAGAATGAGATTTTTGATAATCTCGTCCACGTCCAACGCTTTCCGGAACGGGGAAAGCGTCTTCATCGCGTCCCCCGGGCCGGGGGCTTCAGGCATGCCGGGCGGCGGGTTCGGAACGAGATTTTCCGGGAGCCCGGCGAACGGATTGGCGGGTTGATAGGTCATAGCAGCGGTTCCTATTTCTTCGCTTTGTTGCGCTGGTGCGCAGCATAGTGGGCTTCCAAGGCCTTACCGACGAAGGCCTCCCGGTTCTCTTTGCTGGCGTTCGGTGCCAGCTTGTCAGCCGAACGCTTGATCTCCGCCTGTATGGCTGCCGGGGCGTCAGACAGCTTCGTCCACGGCCCTGCGGATCGCCCGGGGCTGCGAGACAGCGCGTCGTTTTCGCCTGGGGCGTCCGTGCGACGCTTCGGCTTGACGGTCTTGTCTCCGCCCTCCGCAGCCCCGCCGGTCCCGGTGTCGTCGCTCTCTTCGCTCTCCCCGCCGTCGCTATCGTCAGTCTTGGGCGCGGTAGTTGCGAATTCCGCGTCAACGGCCTTGACGATGGCCTCCGCGAAGGCTGCGGCCGTGGGGAATTTCTTCGGGTTCATGGACTTGCCGAAGTCTGCGGCCTTCGCCGATTTCTTCGGGTCCACACCGTACCACGGCGCTTGCGTATCGAGCTGCGCGTACACGTCCGCGTCCGTGAAGGCGGACGCCTTGGGCGCCATTGCCAGCTCCAGCGCTGCAAGGTCCGCAGCAGCCTTGCGCGCGGCTGCGGTGTCGCCGTCCGTGACTGCCTTGTCCAGTTGCATCTGCAAGCCGCTTTTGGCCTGCTCCCGCATCATCACATTTAAGTCAACCGCCATGGTTCACTTCCCTTTCTTGTAAACGACGCGTTCCCGTACGCTCTCTTCGAACGTGGCTGCCGCCGGTTCCGGCTGCGCGGCGCCGGTCAATGCCGGGTCCACGCCTTGATCCGTCCATTCGAGCGTTGCCGGGTTCGGCATGTCTTCGGCCGGAATAACCTTGATGACGTCTTGAAACGTCGACAAGTAGCGCCAGCCGCCAACGGCATTCAGGATGCCGCGCCCGGCCTGGAACATGGTTCCGGCGCCCCAGCGGATCAGAACCCAGTCGCCGATTTTGGCGTTCTGCTTCGCAACACCCTCGCTGTCTTTGTACTGGAACGCGATGGGCCCCATCTGGCGAATGATGCCGGCCTGCACGCCGTGCTCTCCAAGCTGCCGCGCAATGTCGGGAATGATGACGCTATTGATCTTGCTCGGAGGGTACGGAATTTGCACCGCGATCAAGTCGCGGCACGGTTCACCTTTGTCATGGGGGATATCAAAGCCGTAAATACTGGTAGTCATGGTTTGCCGTCCTTCGTTGCCGCCTCAAAAACTCTTTCCACGTCTGACGTCGGCCCGCTTAGTAGCCGCTCCAGCTCATGCAGCGCCGCCAGACGCCCCTGGGCCATCGGCTCCACCGGGTTGCCCGCCTGGAACGCCTGCAGGGTCCCCGCCTGCCGCTGGCGCAGGCAACGCAGGAGCTGCCGGGTTGGGTGACTGGCTAGCCATTCCGTCAGCAGCATTTCCGACATTTTGCGCCTCTTGCATAAGCTGCTGTACGGCCTGTTCTAGCTGGGCCATCTGCAGCAGTCCGGTTTGGTTGTTTATCATACCGCCGTTCGCGTCTACCAGATTTTTCAGCGCCTGGGTGAGATTGACGGCGACGGTTCCAATGGTCTTGATATGCTCGGTCTTCGTCTTGAGCAAGCCGATTGCGCCCTGCATCTTTTCGTGTGGAGACGCCTGCGGCTGTACGGGCGGGGCGACTAGCTTTCCCGGGTCCGGTAGCCGCATAACGGTAGCAAACCGGACCACGCATTCTTGCACGTTGAAGGTGCCGGGAGCGCTGGCGCCGGTCTCAATCATTTGCATATACATGCCGCCGAGCGCGCTCCGGTGCATCTCTGTTGCAAGCTGCGGGTCCGCAGTCACGGCTACGCCGCCACCGTCGGAAATTGAGACGCCTTCCGGCAAGACGTCGTACGCGTCCGCCATCAGCACGAACATGCGCAGCTCTTGCGTGAGAGACGCGACCACGCGGCGGTGTACGGCGGACTGGACTTGCGAACCCGTATCGATGATGCCCCGCGCGAGCGTTGCCGTCATGGATGCCGGGGCGTTCTCCAGCATGTTCAAGGTGCCCGAAAGACGGTCCCCCAGCGTCATGACTTTTTCGAGTACCGCAACGGAGCCCGACGAAACGGACTTGGTTGGGAACGCTGCAAACCGGTTTGCGAGCGGGGCGCCGTCCGTTGGTAGCGTCTGGATGCGGTTGCCCTTGACTTCGATCACGTCCGGAAGTCCGTAGCCTCCGCCGGCCAGTACGCCACCGTTCTCGCTCTCCGTCTCTGCGGTGTCAATGATCGAGGCCAGCAGCCTGTCTGCGCTGCCTTCAACACGGGACAGCAGCTTGCCAAAGCCCATCGGGAAAAAGCCGCCGCTTGGGTCCGGCAGGAACCTGTACGGGTAAAATCGGCGGATTGCGTTGAACACCAATTCCTCTTTGGTGTTGATAACGGTCTTCGCGGACCAACGCGGCGCGATCTTGACGACTTCGACCATGTCGTCGCGCGAAATTGTAATCGTCCACGGTTCATCTATGCCGTCGTCGTCAAGATCGAGCCACAAGTCGCACTCGTAAAATTTCTTCGGCGCCTGCGGGTCTCTGTCGTTGTACTGCGGCTTGTAGTCAACCCAGCGCCCGCGCTCAATCGAACGCTCAATTTCGTACGGGTAGCGCTCAAACTGGTGCGTGATACGCGGAGCCCGCTGGCCGTCGCCCCGTACGCTCTTGTTAATGATGACTTCAAGACACGTCAGAAACGCGGTGTGAAAAGCCCTGTCGTCGTCGTCGAAGGCGCGCTTGCGCCAGCTCAAACCGGTGACTGCCATATGCACAATCAGCGGGTCCGTATCGAGTATCCAGTTTTTATCGTTGGTGCGTAGCTCGCTGGAGACCCACGACGCCAGCTTTTCACCGCCGGGCTCGCATGACTTGGCTAGGTCCGGCTCTCCTAGCAGGGCATCGGACGCCCGCGCTGCAAACTGTACAACGGCGCTTAGCGTCATCTCCGTGGACGGGGGCGGGCCTTCGTTGGACCCCTGCTGCTCTGCGTTCTTTGTGGCTGTCTTCGCGGTGTCCGCGTCGACTTCGTCCAGATAGCCTTGGGCCTTGCCCGCCCAATCGCCCATGGACGTTTCATCGATCTTAATCAGCTCAATAAGATCAGTTGCCAGTGAGCGCCGTACGTCGACGTCAAGCTTTTCGGCCAAATTGCCGAAGGTCTCCGGCTTGCTCAAGTTGAGTTTTAATTTCGGGATTTGGCGCATGGGGTCCCTTTGTATTACGTTTGTCTGACATGTCAAGGGTTTAGCCTATCATGATTTGACCAAAACCGCATTTTTGTGCTAGTCAATACAATATTGGGGTCACGGCCTGCAACGGGCCGCCTTACAACGGGGAAAATCAATGCAGGTTATCGACCGCTCTTTGCAGCCTTCGCAGTACTGGCCGGGGCTGTACGCTCTCTTCGGGCTCGATTACGAACGGCTGGCACCGGTATACCCGCTGTTCTATTCCACGAAGCCATCGGAAAAGGCCTTCGAAGAATTCATGACGGAGCGTGCCGGCCTGGGCCTCGCGGTCATGCAGCCGGAGCTTGCGCCGGTTGAGTTCGACGCCCCGAACGAGGGCTACCGCACGCAGGTCACCCACGCGTCGTACGGCCTTGCGGTGGCGATCTCGCGCGAAGCCAAGGACGACAACCTGTACGAAGACGTCGGCGGTCGGATGATGAAAGAGCTGGCGTTCTCCGCACGGCAGACGGAAGAGTACATCGCCCACGCGCCGCTGCAGGTTGCGGGCGACGCTGCCAACGGTCTGCGCGCCGACAACGTGCCGCTGATTTCACCCAGCCACCCCACGGCCACCGGGCTGCAGTCCAATCAGCTCGTTTCGGCGAACGTCTCGGAGCTGGCATTCGAGAATGCCGTTATCCAGATCAGCTACGCCCGCAACGGTCGCGGCTTCGTTATCAATGTGTTGCCGAAGCGGGTTATCCTGTCGCCGGAAAGCGGCCCGGAGACCCGCCGCATCCTGGGCAGCCCGCTGCAGTGGAACAGCCAGAACAACAATATCAACGTTCTGCGGTCGACCGGCGCGCTCCCTGAAGTTGTCGAGACGCCGTATCTGGTGGACAAGGACAACTACTTTATCCAGACGTCCGAACAGGACAAGGACAACGGGCAGGGCTTCACGTTCTGGGAGCGCTCGCAAGTCGAGACCCGCGAGGATAGCAACTGGGCCAATCAGGCGTCGCTGATTGCGCTGTGGTTCCGCTGCGCCGCGTCCGTGGTCGATTTCCGCACCGTGTACGGCAGCCTGGGCGCCAGCGGCTAGCGCTCTCGGTTGACAGCTCTCGGGGGAGGGCGTAAGTTGAGGGCAGTACGGGGACGTTCGCGAAGCCGTACTGCCCTCCTTGGGCGTTTCCTCCCTAGACTTGGGCCGCTTGTTCACGCAAGCGGCCTGATTTTTTCGAGCGGGGCCACGACATGACAGCCAAGCCGAAATTCGGTCCTGCAGAACTTTGGGGCGCATGCAGCCGCTGCAACGCCCGTGTACGGTATTCGACGCTGTGGCGAGAAAAGCTAACTGGGCTGTTGGTGTGTAGCCCCCGCTCTGGGCGTGCCGTACGGTCCTGCTGGGACCCATGGCCGGAGGTGTACGACTTCCAAGCGTACCCGGACAAGTCTATCGAGCCCCCACCGGAGCCGTTGCCGCTGCGCTATAACTTAGATGCGATCTGGGGCGGCGGGCCGGAGACGGGCACCACGGCGGATTTCGCCGTTGCTCCTAAGTTCGCACCAGATGACACGACACGTTTAAACGCTCTCTTGCGGAGCGTCCCGTACTATACCACCATGGCGAAGTCCGCAGCATTCGCGGCGATCAATCCAAGTGTTGCGCAGACGATAAAGGACGTTACGACGTTCTTTCCGGCGGACTTTGACGGGACGTTCCTACCGTCTAGCTCCGTGCGTACGGTGCTGCCGCCGAACAGCGCGACAGAGCTTTCGAACGTTTCGAAGACGGACCCCGATTTTCCGAACGACGTCGTATGGTCGCCGCCGTGGGCCGCGACGAAGGGAGTTTAGCGAATGGCTACCGCAGCATATGTAATCACGCAGGCCATGCGGCTATTCGGTATCCTTGACCAGACGGAGAGCCCGGAGCCGGAGGACTTGGCGAACAATGTTCCCATCCTCAACGATCTGCTGCGAGCTGAGCAAGCGGACGGCGCCGTACAGTTCCTCATGAAGCGGGTCACGGTGCAGTTGCCGGCGGGCGCTGCCGGTCAAGTCTACTCGTTCAGCGTGGGCACAGCGGACACCGGCTATCTGGTGCAAGTCGACGCGGTTGCAGTCAAATCAATCTGGATGAATGACGTCAACTTGACTGTGAACCGTATGACGCGCGGGCCACTGCCGTCCACTGACGTTGTCCGTACGACATACCCGGGACTGATTACCAAGTGGCATTCGGAACGGCAGATTGACGGCTCCGTATTGATTACGGCATGGCCGCCCCCGCGTGCCACGGCACAAGCGCTTATCGAGTACGGCGGACGTATTCCGGCTCTGACGGCTGTCGACGGGAGCGATACCGTCTCGCTGCCGCCGGAAGGCATCTCAGACGCGGTACTGCTGCTGGGGCGCCGCATCTGCTCTTCGTACGGCCGCGATCTCAATGCCGTTGGCATCATCGCGCAGGACGCGGAGGCGGTAAACGTGCGCTGGCGGCAGTGGGCACGCGGACAGCAGTGGCTCCGGCTGGTAAGGTCCTGACATGGGTGAACTAAACGTACTCGGTTCATTTCAGGACCCGCTAAATCTGGACCAAGGCGCTGGCAAGCTTGTGAATGTCCGCGTGGTCCCGCGCGAACAAAAGGAAGGACGTACGGGGCTCGTACGCTTCATGGGTGCGCCTGGGCTCGATACGGTTTGCAAACCAACGTCCGCACCATGTATCAGCATCGCCGCAGCGCTCGGAACCGTCTGGACTGGCCACGCGGACGGCTCGATATGGTACGGTGCGGAAACGGGCGCCCCGTCGTTTGCCGGCTCCGTGGCTGTTGACCCCACTCAGCCCGTTATCCGCTTCGCGGAGGACCGTACGGCGCTCGCTATCGCCTCCAATCGCAACGTACTAGGCGGCACGCGTGCCGGAACCGGCTACACGGCAACGCAGAGCGCGGGCGTCGTCAATGCCGGTTTCGACGTCTCGATAAACTTTGATCCTACCGCAGTGGCGGAGCTGGACAATCAAACGCTGTGGTCCGGCGCTTCCAACTTCTATGCCAACCAAGACGCTAAGGTGTATCGATCGCAACCGCTCGCACCGGCAAATGTGCTGCCAAATAGTTTCGGGACCAAAGAAGCGAGGCCGGACAGGGTTGTTGATCTCGCGGTATCTAGCCGCGTGTTCTGGCCGCTTGGGTCCCGGTCTCTGGAGCAGTGGTATAACAACGGCGCTAGCGTGGACATGCCGTTCGTTCCGTTCCCCAACTCTCTGGTATCCGTTGGCATCGCTTCCCGTCTCACGCGCGCGGTGCTGCGTGACCTGATTGTGTTCGTCGGTACGGATAGGAGAATATGGGTTTGCTCTGGGCAAGCCGGCAATCCCGTCTCTCCTACGTGGATAGACCTGTTACTCCAGCAGCTCACGACAACGCAGCTAGGCCAGCTCACGGCATACGCATACGGGCAGGGCGGAAGCGATTTTTACGTCTTGACGCTGCCGGGCGCCTGGACGCTGGAGCTGGCGAAGTCTACCGGAGTTTGGTCCTATCGCCAGTCTCCCGGGCGCAGCGATCATGCGGCACGCTGCGCGAAGGAATACGACGGCGGTGTGACGTACGTGGGCCTCGATACCGGCGAAGTCTGTACGGTCAACATCAACAGCGCCTCGGAGCCGGGCGGCACGCTTTCGCGAACGATCATTACGCCGTGGGTAAGCGACGAAGAGACGCGAAGCACCGTGGACTATTTTGACGTGACGTCGTCCATGGGTCCACAAGCTGGGTCATTTCAACTCGATTGGTCCGAGACGAATGATATCGAAGTTAACGGGGTCATCGTTACACCGCGACGGTGGCGCGGGGTCCGTACGATCACGGTGCCAAGAGCCGGCGTTCGCCGCGCCATCGGCCGCAACTTCGGTTCGTCGCGTCGTCAGCAATTCCGGCTCCAATACAGCGGCACACAAGCGCCGTTCACGATTGACGAAATGTTCGTAGGCATCACGCCCGGTTCGTGAAATTCCGGGCGTCTTTGAGCAAGTCCTTTCGGCCGCGCAGCATCTCGCGCATGGCTTTCGTGATCGTGGTGGACTGCTCATAGACTGCGATAATGGGGTGACTGAACCGTGCTAAATGGGCAGCGAGACGGTCCCGACTGTTGCTGTCAAACTGCTGTATCTTGTGCTCTCCGCTGACGGCTTCGTACTGTATTAAGAACATCGTTTAGTCCCCTAATTTGCTGTCCCGTACGATGCTGTACATTAATTCTGTGGAAAAGTCAAATGGTTCAAAAGCTTCCGCCCCCGCCCTCGGTTGCAATCAATGATCCGGAGCTAAACCGGTGGTTTCTGGAGCTGACTGCCATCCTGCAGAACAGCGGCGGAATTGATCCGGGTTCGGTACCCGGGCTGACAGATGCTCTTGCGCAAGTGGCGCTGAATACCGCAGCGATTACCGCGCTCCAAACGGGTACGGGCAACAACAGCTCAGCAATCGCTGTACTGCAGTTTGACGTGTCGCTGCTGTTCGGAGCCATCGCCACAATCAACAGCAACCTGACAACGCTGAACGCGCGGGCTCAAGTTCTGAGCGGCGCAGGCGCTCCGGCTGCCGGCCTGGGCAACGTCAACGATTGGTACGGGAACATCGGCGGAGCTGCGGGCGCACGTGTCTATATCAAGACGGCGCCGGCTGTATGGACGCCGTTCCCGTTCTAGCAGAAGAGGACGAGGGCCTGCACGATACCTTGAAACTCTTCAAGCGTGCGGGCAATAAAGTACGTGTTGCCGGCGGCTTCCCATTGCCGTTGGAACTTCTCTTGCCCGGGTAGCTGTCCGCCTTCGTCGTCTTTCAGCTCGATCGCAACGGACCGCCCCGGCGGGAACACCAGCCAATCGGCGACGCCATCGCGGACGCCCATGCGTTTGAAGTGCATGTGAGTGCCGAAGCCGCCCTTGCGTTCGTTCGCAACGTGGAAGATCAGGAGCCGTCCCCAGAGCCCAGATTTATCGAGCCACTGCTTGCAGTGCATCTGCAGGCATCTTTCGCTCTCGGGACCGGCTGGCTTGCGGACGGCTTTCTTAGCCCGGCCTGGGGGCTTTTTTCGCGGGGAGGACGCCTTGCGCATACAGCTCATTTTCCTTGACGTTCAGCCAGTATTCCAGCGCCGTATGCAGCGCGGCGGACCGGCTCCGTGTATCGCTGCCCGTGGTGTTTCGCACGACGAAGTCAACGCGCGCGACGACCGCAATGGACACGCGAGCGGACACCATTCGGCTTTTGCGTTCTGCTTCCATAGCTGTTAGACTTGTCATAGATTGTCATACAACGCAAGGGCTTAATCCATGGCGAGCGATTTCGGGGCCAGCTTGGGTGGTATCATCGGCGGGGCGCTCGGCGCCAACGATCTCTCCGGCGGGCAGAAGGCCGTGAACAACACGTCGGACGCTTTCACGGGCCGCACGGAGCCATACAACCAATTCGGGCAGTCGTTCATGCCTGGGGCTGACGCGCTGGGCTCGAAAATCGGAGCCGCCGCCGGCAACGTGCAGAGCTATGAGGACTTCGCGAAGGGATACCAGACGTCTCCCGGGGTGCAGTACCAGCTAGATCAGGCCACGCAGGCACAGAACGAGAGCGCGGCAGCCAAGGGCGGCCTGTTGTCCGGGACGAACATGCGCGCCCTCTCGGATATCAATCAGGGCATCGCTAGCACGGGTCTCAACAACGCGTACAGTCAATATCTGCAGGGCAATCAGCAAGGCTTCGGCCAGCTTACGAGCGCCTTCGGAAGCATGCTTGGAGCCGTCGGGGTCGGCACCACGGCAACCGGCCAGCAGGCTGGCGTCGACGCGCAGCAGATGAAGACCACGGGCGATATCGCGCAGGCTCAGGCGAAGAACGACGCGGGCAAGGGCTCCGGCTTCGGTTCACTGTTCTCCGGCATCGCGTCCGCCGCCGCGATGTTCTGAGGCTCAAAACAGTTTTTGCAGATCAGGCGTTCGTCGTGCGGCCAGGTAGCCGAGGGCATGGCGACGCCCCAACGGCATCCGCATTTGCATCGCTTCCGCAATTTGACATTGCTCATTACCTAGCTCCGTACGATACTGTACATATAGACGTCTTGGGGCTCGCGGCTCAGGTTTGGGAACATTTCGAACCGCCGCAGCCGGCCCTCGCGTTCTGCGCCCATGCGTTTTAAAACCCGCTGTACGGGCAAGTTGTCAACGTGACAGATGGCCCAGACGCGCCAGATATTCGGGTACGACATGACCCACTTGACGAACGGCACAGAGAACTCGCGGCCGAACCCTTGACGTACACCGTTGGACGCGATTGTCAGCGTCGCGGAGTGGCCCTTCACTTCGAAGCCTACCAAGCCAAGGAACTTGGGGCCATCGCATACAGCGAGCCACCGCGCGTCCCTGGACCGCATGTAACGTTCAACGAGCTGCAGAGCCTCCATGACGTTGTCCAGCTTCCGCAGCCCCATGTAACGAACCGTCTCCGGGTTGCTGAACATGTGAAACACGTAATCGGTATCCGAGATCGCAACGTCACGAATCGTAAATCGGCCCATCTGCGCTATTTTCATTTGCATACCCGTTCTAGCGGCAGCTCATATTGCAGGAATGGCATGCAGGCTCGGTGCGTCTTCGGCGGGTGCCGTATCAGGTTCGATGCTGTAACGTACCGTACGGCTCCGCATTCGCACTGGCATAGCATCTTGATGTTTCCGAACCGCTGCACGACCGTCACCAGCCCGTACTTGTTTCCGACGTAGCCGATTTTCGGTCTGCCTGCTGGCATTTATTTGAAGCCCAGCAAACTTGCATGTTCGGTCCGCCAGCTCGGATCGTATTCGCGATGCACGCCCGGACGCAATGCGTAAGAAAATCGCACGAACGCGGTACCGATTTTGCCCTCCTGCCGGCTCTCCAGTCGCGTACGCCACCACGTATCGCGCTCCCGTACGAACATGTCGGTAATCTCGCGCGCCAGATCGGCGGCGTTTGCTGCGGTGTCCGCTTGCGCTGTGATTATGACGTGTCGATATCCGTTTGGCGTTTCTTCGTCTGATACCAATGCTTCCGCAATCGCGGTATCTCGTTGAATGATGATTTTCATTTTCGCATCCTTGGGGCCTCGTACCCTTCGCAGTCCAACGGCAGCCCGGTTGTCCAGAACCGGGGGCGTCGCATTATGGCGCGCATTTGCTCCGAACGTTCGGCTGCAACTTCCGTACGCGCAGCCGCGAGGATACTATCATACACGTCTAAAAGCAAGGTGACGTCTGGCAGTTCGTTTTCAATGTCGCGCTCTGCGGCGGTGATTAGATCGCGGGTCATGGACTGACAGGCGATCTCCAGCAGGCTACCGCCGAAAGCCTTCTGCCGCATCATCGCGCCAAACTTAGCGCGGAAAAAAGCCATCTCTCCGGTTTGCGTAATGTGGGCGGAGTAATGCGGTATCGCACGCCCGGACGGCAGCAACATCCATACCGTTCCCCTGTCGTCCTTTTGAAAGGCGATCTTACCAACTGGGAACACGCGGCCGTGGTGCTCATAGATCGCAAACTTAAAGGCGTCGCTCAGATCGTACCAGAGCCGCACCAGCATTGGGTTTGCGTTCCGGTAGCCTTCGATATCGGATCGCGCCTGGACTTCGTCAACCGCGTAGCCCTTCTGGCGCTGGTACGCCATATAGGTTTTCCAGCG